ACCTTCTGCAAAATTATATTTTAAAAAATATAGAGATAAACCTGAGAAAACCTATTGACAGAAGTGTTGTATTATAGTATACTATATAAATAGTGAAATATTTCACTATAAACAAACCGTGAGTTTCGGGTATACCACCCGATTATATCTCACACATTCTTACTCTAAAGGAGAAAAAAATGAGTACTATTATTGAAGAGGTTGTCGTTGACCTTACAATGAACAACGAATTTACCGAAGCACACCTCCAAATTACAAAGGAGATTTACGATAATCACTGGAAGAAGTTCTATCCAGAACTTTATGGTGATAAGTTGCCTGATGCAATTGAGTTTGAGAAGTTTGATATTTTGCCTGCCGCTTCGGTGACGGGAAATCAGAGCCATCGTGTTGGTGCTAGGAGTGTACGCACTAAACTTCTTGAAATCAAGCAGAACATTGAACGCAATGGTTTCAAGTTGAAGTATCCACCTATCTCTTGGTTTCGTTGGCACGATGGGGTGGATGGAATTGAATGTATCACTGGTGATACACGGGGAGAGATTCTTTCTCTGCCTCCGTTTCAGGCCACGAATCGTATCGTTGCTATTTACAAGCGCCGCCCCGGCTTTACAGATGAACAGGTACAAGATGCAATTGAGTCATGTGGTTTGCGGTTTAATGCAATCCATGATCCTGCTGCACCTCTTTCCACTTTTGATGTGAAGCGCACTGTTACTAATGCAATTCAGCGTTATCTTGATACTGATGGTAAAGCTGGTGTTGCACCTACCTTGGATGCTATTACAAGTCGTGTTGATTATGTTTGTGGTGAGGGAATTTTCCAGCCTGCAACGAAGTTGAACTTGATCTATGAGATTTACAACAACTTCAATCCACATGATGTAGTGATTTCTTGGAGTGATGTTGCTACTGCAAAGTATCGCATTTCTTCTTTCATGACACGTTCCAAGCTTGTAGATACAGATAAGGTCAAGTATCTCTGGACTTCCTTTGAACTTTACTCTAAGGCCTTTACACGGGCTTGTAAGATTGCTGCTGAGTATCCAAATGCAGAAGTTCGTATCATTATTCACACTGGAACTCTGAAAGGTTACGACTTGTCTAGTGTATATAAGTTGCGTGTTCAGAAGTTTGTTTCTGAATTTGAAAACATCGTCCATGTTGTTGGAGCTTCTGCTGATAAGGATGCAACAGACCTTGTTGGTGCAACCTTCAGTCGTATAAAGATTTATGGCGCATTGCCTACTCTTGGTGCAAACCATGATCTTGAAACTCCCTTTATTTTGAGTGAACGCACTGGTAAGTTCTATCAGAAGGGTGCGGATTATACTTTTGATGTTTCTGAAGATGATGTATCTGAAGTTACCGATCTGGAAGAATTTATGGAAGCAGCTTAACGCTTGACAATCTAATATAGACTATGTATAAATAGGGGGTGAGGGTTTCATCCCCTATTTTTATTTAACACACATGGAGCAGTTGAATGTCTAACCTCAATCACTATGTCCGGCAATTACGCCCCCGCACAGAATCATACACTCCCCATGTCGATAAGGTTCAGAATATCTTATCTGAATCTGCTCTTAGCAAATCACAATTAGAAAAACCCGCTGGTAAAGGTCCAAATTCTGGTGTTCAAAGAATAGAAATTTTTGCTAATAAAATCAGTAAGGGCGAAGATCATATGCTAAATGATGGTTCAACCATAAAAATAACACAAATTACCATGAATGGTGAAACTTATCATCTAGATGATATGGCTAAACTTGTTAAAGATTTCGAAGATGTCGAATCTATTTCTATAACAGAACCAAAAACTGCTTGGTCTAAAGTTTCAAAAACTCCAGAATATGGTGGTGAAGGTGGTGGAGAAAAAATATCTACAAGTACGCAAGAATTAATGACAGCAACACTTGTGTTGATGGGCAAGAAATTTGATTCAACAGAAATATCTGTTGACGATGCAAAAAATATAATTGAAGAATCAAAGAAACAATGGGCTAATGTTGTGGGTGTTGTTGGTAAAGAAACACTATTAAATCAATTTACTGATAATTGGTATGACTTAGCAACATCAATATCTTCTGCAAATGCAATATTAGAAATTGTTTCAAAACCAACCAAAGTTTTTTGGACTGGCCAAAAATGGGATGATGAGATTTCTTCTTTTAATCCACCCATAGGAAATATCAAAGATTATAATTCTTCTGATATAGTTGTTGCTGGTGGTAATAGATATTATGGTTTTTCATTGAAGAAGAAAGGTTCATCAAAGGACGCAGACCCAACTCTTATCAATAAACCAATTACGGGTAAAAAAGCACTGTTAAAAGAATTTATTCCCGAAGCAGATATGGCTAAAATTGAGAGAGCAAAAAACTTATTTTTTATAAGATTGGTAGCATCATATCCGCCGTTTGTAAAAAAACATGGTAAAAATAAATATTCTTTAGTTCAAAAGATGTCAGATAAAGATTTCAAGAGAGAGATTGGTAAAATTCCAAATATTTTTGTAAATAACGCGCTTGCAGGTCGTGGAGAGGGTGGAAGAAGAAATATATTTTGGAGAGTGGTTAATATAGTGTTGGAAAAAGATTCTAAAAAAATGATGATTGCATTTATGAAACTTATATTTAAAGTTGATCTGCAACCTATTTTAGATGAGAGCGGTCAATTTGATTTTTATCTTTTAACGGGTATAGGAAAACGTAAAGGTGATGTTATTGGTGTTGAACCAGCTGAGGTCAAAGACTTACCATCAACGATTGAAGCGTTAACTAAAATCTTTAAAGAAGATAATATAAAACTAGGAAGTACTATTGACAATAAGGGAAATAAAAAACCATTACCTTGGGAATATGAAGGTAAAAAAGCACCAGCAAAATTATTTTATACAATATATAATGGATTAGACCCTTTACTTAATTTAGAATTACGATATAAAGGGTCTAAAACAGCAGAACCTCAATTTCAAGTAACTGCTACTCCATTATTTAAAAATCTCATGAGTGGTAAAAAATGATTAGTTTCGCAGAATTAACAGAAGACAAGGGAGGCAAGAACCTTCACTTAGAACACCTAGAGGATGAAATACTCAACTATGGTGTTGATGGTGGTAGGGCTGCTCTTAACTTTCTACTATCTCTTAGAGACATGTTGGCTGGTGCAAGTCGATCTTCTGTCAATATGACTGTAAAATGGGATGGCGCTCCTGCTATGTTTGCGGGTATAGAACCAGAGACAGGTGACTTCTTTGTTGCAAAGAAATCAGTGTTCAACGTAAATCCTAAATTATACAAAACAGAACAGGAAATAGATGATGATTTATCCGGCACCCTCAACTCCAAGTTTAAAGTTGCATTACGAGAATTTTCAAAACTGGGCATTGAGGGTGTACTTCAAGGTGATCTTATGTTTACTGATGATGTCGAAACGGATACGATTGATGGACAAAAATATTATACTTTTCAGCCTAATACTATCGTTTATGCTGCACCTGTTAATAGTGATATTGGCAGAACATTTGCAAGGGCAAAGATTGGTATAATTTGGCACACCACATACAAAGGTAAAACTCTACAGGATATGAAAGCATCTTTTGGTGCAGATATATCTAAACTAAAGAAGTCCTCAAGTGTTTGGATGGACGATGCAACCTATAAAGATACCTCTGGTAAATCTACATTTACTACCACTGAGACAGAACAAGTAACAAAAATTCTTAGTGATGTAGGTAAAACCTTTCAAAGAATTAACGCTGGACAACTGAAGAGATTTCTTGCATTACAGGAGAGTCTCACAGGTAATATGGCTGGTGCATCTCTCAAAACATTTAATAATAGTAAAGTACGACAAGGAGAGAAGATAAAGAACGCTCGTAGTCATGCAATGGAATATCCTACGTGGGTACAGGCACATATACAAAAACAGATAGATAAGGCTAAAAGTCCAAAGGGTAAAGCAAAGTACGAGAATATCCAGAAAGAGATGGTACGAGAGTTTAAGAAGTATGTTAAAGTTTTGGAGAACGTCATAACATTCCAAAATTTATTAGTAGATGCAAAAATGGTGATTGTAAAAAAACTAAATAGTGTTAAGGGATTGACGGATACATTTATTAAAACCTCAAATGGATTT